TGGCTTTTAGTGGGGCTTATTTTATAGACAATAATGATGCTCAAGCCGTTGCAAATATGTCTCAAGGAACTCAAGCACACGAAAGATTGCAAAAATTAATATCTAGTCAATCTAGCGATTTATTTAAATCTACTAAAATAAACTCAGTTAGTACTGAAATTGAGATTACTAACGAGTATCCACCAATTAGAGGTTTTATAGATCTATCAATTGATTGGGATGGCACACCAGTATTGGGAGAAATTAAAACAGCAAAACAAGAAGTCTGGGATACTAGACAGGCAGAAATGTCAGCATCATCCAATCACATTTTACAACTCCTTACATATATGAAATTAAAAAATGTTAAAGAGGGCTTCTTCTTGTATGAAAATAAAAATACGCAAGAGATTCTTATAATTCCAATTTATATGACACCAAAAAATGAAAAATTAATTGATGATTTATTTAATTGGCTATGCAAAGTTTATGACAATTTTAAAGCAGGATTACTCCCAGAAAGACCTTTTCAAAAGACATCCTATGCTTGCAAAAACTGCCCTATTAGAAAAGAATGCTGGAAAGGCAAAGACGGAGATGTTGTGATAGAGGCATATCAAACATGATATGTTCAAATAAAGATTGCAAAAAAGAGTTCGAGAAGAAAACTCATAATCAAAAATATTGCTCTGATGAATGTTGTAGGGTTGCTACTAATAAACGAATCATGGAAAAATATTATGAGAAAAAAGCAATCCGAAATGGTGCTGTAAGGCTATGTAAATGTGGCAATAGGCTTAGTAGATATACAGAAAAAACAGTATGTGTCATGTGTGTTGCTAAAAGTAAAAAAGAAACCAGGAAAAAATTAAAGGAAATGATTGATGGGATTAGCTGATCTAGTAAAAACAAAAGCTCATAGAGTTTTAGGTATAGATGCCTCAACAAACTCTGTGGCTTTCTGTTTAATGGAAAATGATATTCCAATTAAGTGGGGAAAAATTGAATTTACTGGATCAGATATATATGAAAAAATATATGACGCAAAAATTAAAACCCATGCAATGCTTAATGAATTAAAGGCAGATTATATTGTTGTAGAGGGGGCAGTGTTTGTCAAATCCCCAGATGCTGTGATAAAATTGTCCTATGTATATGGTGTCATCATTGCTGAGCTTATGTCTACTGGGGCTAGTGTTATTACTATATCTCCTACATCTTGGCAGGCTTATATTGGAAATAAAAACCCAACAAAGCTGGAGAAAGACAAACTTAGGTTTGAAAATCCAGGACATGCTGACTCTTGGTACAAAGCAAAAATGCGGGAGATCAGAAAGCAAAGGACTGTAGATTATTTTAATAAAAAGTATAACTTACAGTTAGACGATTTTGACGTAGCAGATGCATTCGGCATCGCTCATTATTCGAATACGGTGTTAACACAAAGATGAAATTGTATCAAAGCCAGACATGGTTATATAGAAGATATGTAGTTCAGAAAAAAACTGTTACGGAAATTGCTGATGAGTGTAAAGTTTCAGCAATGACTATACAGAGATATTTAGAAAAATTTGGAATGATAAAGAGGAGATAGTATGCTAGAGCCAGTATTTGCAGACATGAAGGAATTTAAGTGTGACGACCTTTATTTATTAACTGTTGGAACGGAAGCGGGTAGAGAAATTTATAATGCTTGCCACGAAATTGCTCACATGCTAATTAAAAAGAACATTGCTTATGGCAACTCCGCCCTTGACCCAGTTAGAGTATTTTCAAAAGCGGGGCCACGAGAGCAGTTATATGTTCGTATTGATGATAAATTAAATAGGTTAATGAAGGGTACAGAATACCCAGGCGACAACGATATTGATGATTTGATTGGATATCTAATTCTGCTAAAAATAGCTAAATCGATTTGATTTTTTAGTCGACTAAGATTATAATATTAATATGGAAATAGAATTAGCAGACCATTTTGATAAAATGAACAAGGTGGTTTCAGAACTACTAAAGGGTAATAACCCAACTCAAATTGCTACAATAACTGGATACAAAAGAGCAGAAGTACTGGACTTAATAGACGAATGGAAGAGCGTTGTCCATAACGACTCAAGCGCAAGAGAACGTGCTAAAGAGGCTGTCTCTGGTGCTGATCAACATTATGCAATGCTTATTAAAGAGGCATGGAGCACTGTAGAGGCTGCCGATGCTCAAGGTCAACTTAATGTTAAGGCTAATACATTAAAGCTAATTTCTGATATTGAAACAAAAAGAATTGGCATGCTTCAGCAGGTAGGGCTATTAGACAATGCAGAGTTGGCAAATCAAATTGCAGAAACTGAAAAGAAACAAGAAATTCTTGTAGGCATATTAAAAGAAGTTACTGCTGGTTGTCCAAAATGTAAACTAGATGTTGCAAAAAGATTGTCGCAGATTACTGGAGTGGTAGAACCAGTTGTAATTGATACAGAGGAAGCAAGTGGATCTTAATTTTAATGATCTTATTGATATCCTAGACGGAGAGGAATTTGATGAAAGACCAGTCGATTTACGAACATTCGTTACAAGCCAAGATTTCCTTGGACTCCCTGAACTTTCGGAGTACCAGTATACACTCATTGAGAAGAGCAGCCAGATCTACAAAGAATCCACACTTATCAAACTATTTGGACAAGAAGAAGGAACCCGCAGATACAAGCAAACTTGCAATGAAGTAATTGCACAATTGGGCAAGGGTAGTGGTAAAGATTATTGCTCAACAATATCTGTAGCGTATATAGTTTATTTACTATTATGCTTAAAAGATCCAGCAACATATTATGGAAAACCAGCTGGAGACTCAATTGATATTATTAATATTGCTATTAACGCACAGCAAGCAAACAATGTTTTCTTCAAGGGATTTAGAACTAGAATTACTAGATGCGGGTGGTTTGCTGGGAAATATACAGAAAAAGCTTCCGAAATAAAATTTGATAAAAATGTAAATGTTTATTCTGGCCATTCAGAGAGAGAAGCATTTGAAGGATATAACGTTATAGTTGTTGTTCTAGACGAGATAGCAGGCTTTGCGGTAGAAAATACAACTGGACACGATCAGGCTAAAACAGCAGATGCAATATATGAAATGTATAGAGGATCAGTTGACTCTCGTTTTCCAGATTATGGAAAAGTAATTCTTTTGTCTTTTCCAAGATTTAAGGGTGATCCAATTCAAAAGTTCTACGATCAAGCAATTGCTGAAAAAACTGTAACAATAAGAAAACATAAGTTTAAAATAGACCAAGACCTTCCAGATGGAATTACTGGCAATGAATTTGAAATAGAATGGGAAGAAGACAATATAATTTCTTATAGAGTGCCTAAAGTATATGCTTTAAAAAGACCAACTTGGGAAATTAATCCAACAAGATCTTTAGAAGATTTTAAAATTCCTTTTTACAAAAATGCTTTAGACGCACTAGGGAGATTTGCATGTATGCCGCCAGAAATGGTTGATGCATTTTTTAAGTCTAGAGAAAAAGTAGAAAAAGCTTTCAACAAGGCACACCTTGCTGTGGATGGATTTGGAAGGATCGAAGAGTGGTTTATACCAGATCCAGACAAAGATTATTTCATACACGTAGACCTTGCACAAAAACATGACCATTGCGCTGTTGCAATGTCTCATGTTAATAAATGGGTTAACGTAAAGGTTACAGATAATTATTCTCAGCCAGCACCAGTAATTGAAGTTGATGCAATTAGATATTGGACGCCTACACCAGATAAGTCTGTAGATTTTACTGAGGTAAAAGATTTTATATTGGCTTTAAAAACTCGTGGATTTAAAATTCGTGTGTGCACATTTGATAGATGGAACTCTCATGACATGATGCAACAGTTAAAAACTTATGGCATCAATACAGAAATATTATCTGTTGCCAAAAAACATTATGACGATATGGCTATGGTAGTTTTAGAAGAAAGATTAAATGGTCCGCACATCCCTTTACTCATTGATGAATTATTACAGTTAAAAATTATGAGAGATAAAGTTGACCATCCAAGAAAAGGTTCTAAGGACTTGGCGGATGCTGTATGTGGATCAATATTTAATTGTATAAGCATGAGCAGATTTGACACCAATCAAGAAGTAGAAATTCACACATACGAATCAATGAATTATAAAGCTGACTTTGGAGAAGAAAAAGAGGAATCTATTAATCTTATTAAGCCTCCAAAAGCAATGCCAAATGACTTACAAGACGCTATAGGAAGAATGATGGTTTTATGACAAATATATATCAAGAGAGAGCAAAAGAGTGTAAATGTTGTGGAAAACATGTGCCACTACCAACTGTTTTACGTGAATATAATGGAGTAATGATGTGCCCAACTACCTATGCAAACGTTTTGGAGTATACTAGGATATGGAAGCAAATAGGTTCTAGACCAGCTGGGAGTATTAGAAAACATTTTTCTGAATATGTCCAACAAGTTGTTGAAACAACTATTGACATATCTGATCAGACAAAGATATAATATTCCAACGTGGCAGTAGCTTAGTTGGTTAGAGCCCCGAACTCATAATTCGGTAGTCGTAGGTTCGAGTCCTACCTGCCGCACAAGGAGAAAGAAGTGGAAAACATGAATAACATGGAACACTATATTGAAATAGGCGCTATTGAAATAGAGGGCGTTGATGAAACTGGTGAATTAGTTCTTTCAATTAGTGAAAGGGCAAAAGATATTGCTCCAGAACTATGGGCTGCTCATGTTCAACATATTGACGAAACTCTTCTTGAGCTGTATAAGTCTGGTTACATGGATGTAGAATACGATGAAGATCTTGAACCAAACTTTAAATTAAGTGATGAAGGAATAAAAATTGCAAAAGAAATGGGGTTAATTCCTATGGATAAACAAAGGAATATCCCAAATAATTAGGAGGAATTATGCCTTGGAAAGTTGAAAAAGGTGCAGCAGGTTGTAATGGGTATGCAGTAGTAAAAGAAGATACTGGTGAGCTTGTTGGGTGTCATCCAACAAAAACAGCAGCAACAGCACATCTAAAAGCTTTATATGCAAATGAGGTAGAAAAGGCAAACCCTTGTTGGGACGGGTATGAAATGATTGGGTGGAAAACCCAAAATGGAAAAAGAGTTCCAAACTGTGTAAAAACAAAAAAAGTTTTTTCATAATTGATTTAGTAATATAATTATCCTGTAGGCGCTAACCCCCCTACGCATTCGGGCTCGCTACCTTGGGATGATTATGGTTACGTAAAGGCTAACTTCGGTTAGCCTTTACTTATGCCCTTGTAGCTCAGTGGATAGAGCGAGACTCTTCTAAGGTCTGCGTCGGAGGTTCGATTCCTTTCAGGGGCGCTTTTTGGTATAATAGCTTTGGATCGCCATTAGGGGTCCATTAATTAACTTATTCGCTTAAAAGGAGGAATAAAATGGTAACACAATTCGCAATGGATTTTTTTAATGATCCATTTTTTATCGGGTTCAATCGTGATTTTGACAAATTGTCAAGAATTCACACCCATGCAGCAGGAACAAATTATCCACCATACAATGTAATCACAACAGACAATGAAGATAAATTCTTTATTGAAATTGCGGTTGCTGGATTTTCAAGAGAAGACCTTGATGTATCTGTAAAAGAACAGGTATTGACCGTAAAGGGAGAAATCAAGGATTCTAAAGAAGAGACAAAGTATGCTCACCGTGGAATTGCAGCACGTAAGTTTGTTCGTGAATTTGCCCTAGGTGAATTTATTGAAGTAACTGGTGCTACAGCGGAAAACGGAATGCTAAAAATTTCGTTGGAACGTATTGTTCCTGAAGACAAAAAGCCAAAATCAATTAGAATCAAGTAATAGGTCTAGACAGACCTATTTGTTTGAGGTATAATTATATTGTGTACCGCCTAAGTTGCGGACATAAGGGCCCTGGGCATGGCCAAGTAAACTGCCCATTTTATAATGGAGAGCCATGGAGATTATTGATTTAGAGCAACCAAATGTATTAATCATTAAAAATTTCTTTTCTAAAGAAGAAGTTGAAAAAGTTTTAATTCCAATGAAAGAAACTTCTGAAGAAATTTGGAATCTTCAGGGTGAAGCCAAAAAAGAAGATTCTACTAGAATTAAAAGAATGTCAGAAAGACTTATTGAATCTGATAACATGAATTGGTATGGAATGACTATGGATATTACAAGTCGT